CCATCCCAGACATAAATTCCAACCCTCTCCCCTTCTCTATTTAATAACTCTGTGGTTTGTCCTCTCACAATTTGTTCCGATCTGTTTAATAGACCTTGGTTCAACAAAATATTGGTAATACAATCATTTGTTACTAGTTCTTTGTTATCAGGACAAACAGCAGTATAGGTAGGGAAAAAGATACTCTTGGGTACAGGGGCTATGAACCCTTGGGATGTCAATTTCTCTATAGATTGGGTATTTGGTGTGAAATCCCTAAGTACAAAAAAGTAGGAGGGGAGAGGGAGGTTGGCCTCTAACAATCTTCGACAAGATGGTGTTACCAGAGAACACCCTTCTACTTGTCTAACACATTTTTCTAAATCAGAGGCGTTGAAGCCTCCCTCTGGTCTATATCTGACATACTCCCCAGTGTTAAATCGTGTGCCATACTTAAAAGGTTTTAGGGCAAAAAGACTTTCCCCCATATTGCTAACGTATGGTACAACTTTAACAGGTTTTATGTATCCCGTTGAGATCAAAGAGTCATAAATTTCTTTGAAATTTTCTTGTGGATCTACTCTAAATGTAAATTCTTTTTCAACTCTGCCAAAGAGTTCTAGCACACCTTGATTAAGATCCAAGTAACAGTTATTGGGTTCTGGAATAGTCTCAGGATAAACAGTTTTTACAAAATCCCCTGCCAGATAACGTTGGAGATTTTTTATTTCCTTAACTTCTACACTTAAAGTAGATACTAAATTTCTCCCCTGTGCAGTTCCCAGATTCGTAGTATCTTGGACACGAGTGAAATTCTTCTTGACCACCCATACCGGATAACCTGGTCTTTTTTCTAACTCAAAATTCTCAGGCAGTACAGGTTGATATACTTTGGGATCAGGGTCAAACAGGATTATTTCAGGATTAAAAAAATTGTTGTCATCGGTAGCTACGAAATTAGCTCCAACTGAGAAGGGGGAAAAAGACTTTTCCGATGAGATGAATCCCTGAGATATTAACTGGGCAATGGTCTTCTTTCCATCATAATTGAAAGAAGATAATACCACAAACAGGGAGTTACTATCTGAGATAACATCCCCTGTGACATAGAACACAGGTTCTAAGTTTTTTATCAACTTTAGCTCTAAGTCCCCCACATTGCAGTGGTAAAATTTATCCCCTACGACTGGGGTGAAGTTTTCTAAAACCTCGTAGAAAGTTTCCTCAATCCCTGTGTTGTCAACCACAAGATCCCCAGACAACAAAATAGTACCTGGTGAGTAAAGTTGGGCATCAGAAGTCGAAAGTTTGTAAGGAGTACTGTAAGTTTTGAGTTGAAAAATTGAGGGATCAAAAGCATTCCCAAAGGTTAAGGGAAAAGAAGTACTCAAGGCGTTCCCTATATCATTTGGGGTTAGGGAATAAGTTGTAGGAAAAACCGCATTAGGGCTTAGTATTCTAAATAGGTTGTCCCTTACTGATTTAGATACTTTTTTCAGATCCTTGGAGTAATTGTTGTCAGGGTTGTACCCCACCTCTAGAAAAATGTCCAAAGGGTTTAACTCCATGGAGTGAATTTTTCCCCTGAACTCCACAGGTAAAGACCACCTAATAGCATTATTCAGAATTCCTATTTGTGTCTGAGTTAGAGGTGTACCATCTGGGTTCAACAGGAAGAAAGAAACGTTAGGGTTACTTTGACCGTAGTTTGAAAACTCCCTTTCCGACCTATTTGGTACAACATTTACCGAAGTACCTACTCCAATTAAGTCAGTGAAAAAGTCTATCCAATCCTCTCTAGAAACAGGGTTTCTTCTCCTAATCAATGTGAAAAATCTTTCTTTTACCTCTGAAAGGAGTTCCACATCTTGACCACCTAATGCTACCTCAGGGTTAAACACCCTCTTTATTCCTGCCAAACTTGTAACAGGTCTGGTGATAGAATTGGGAGGAACATTGGTATCTACACCCAAAAATAAAGAAACAGCGGTGACAAACCCCACTGATTCCCCCGCAGGAATATTTAGAGGTTCAATTGTGACAAACCCTACACTTTCCCCATTGGTAATCTCTGGATCAGTTGCGGCTTCAAAACCTTCAAAAACAACAAAGTCTTGGTTTCTTGGTTCAATTTCAAAACCCAGAAGCACAGAGGAACCTGATCCTGTCCTACGTTGGGCACCGAGGAAAGGGCCGATCCATTCTACAAGAACAGATTCCGGGAACTGGTTTGCAAATTGAAGAAATTCCGCCTGTGCAAAAGCCTGACCTTCCAACAAAGCCATGATAGGGGAACCAGCAGAAAAGTCATTAATGGTTCCCCCGGAAGCCTCAAAAACTCTACGGGCGGCGGCTGTAACTATTTCTGCTTCAGAACGGGGATCAAGATTAATGTTGGGAAGAGGGGCATACCTGGGCATTAGAAAAATCCTTCATCAATAGTTGGGAAGTTGTCAATCCTTTCAACCAGGATCTCTTTGGTTATAATGTCAGAATTTTCAAGTTGAGAAAATTTCAAGGCAAAGTCTTGAAAACTACCACCTTGGTTAAATTTTGCGTTTGTATTCCAAGAGAGAGGGGCATAGTTGGGATTTGTGTTGGATTGGTCACCGAATTCCACCAAACCCATGAAACTTTTGAATCCTTGAATTGGTTGGTTTCCGTAAGTTTGATCTGTTCTAAGGGTGACATAAACAGTATCTAAACCAGTCTCCCCACCTCTTTGAATATCTCTGGAGTTTATAGGTTGAAAGTGCCAATCAAGATCTTCTCCATCAAATCTTATCTCCCTGGCACCATTTAACCAGTTGGAAGTTACGATTACACCGGGGCCAAATAGGGTTTTTGCCATTTACTTATGTATTTATCTTAACAAGCTCTTGGGTATATTACCCGTAAAACAAAAAAAAAAACCTCCCGGTTAAGGAAGGTTTTAGTTCACAGGAGTCAAGGTTTAACCTCTAGTCCAGGAGTTCACAGTGAATACTAATTCAATAGTTCCCACATCTCCTGATTCCCTATCCATTTCAGCAACAGTTAACTGTTGGAGTTGACAACCGTTTAAGGTGTACGCCCCACCATTTCTATCAGTTCCGTTACAGGTTGTAGGCTGTACCGTAATTGTGATATACTGGCAGTTGTAGGTTAACCAAATCTGTTCAATTTGGGCTGCAAAAATAGGATCGTAAGGGGCAGACAAGGTTACGTCATCGATAGCTCTTGGGCCAATTACCTTGTACATCCTGTTTCCAGTTCCGTTAGCATATTGACCACTTTCAGCGGTATCCACAATTCCAGAGAAAGTTGTCCAGATGGTTTCCATCCCGGAAATTGTGACGATGAAACTGGATTTAGCAATGGGCTTCAAAACAGGCATGGTAATTCCCTCCTAATTGGGATAAGAAAGGATCCTACGCAAAGACGTTTTCAATGAAGAAACCGCTACCATATTTACCAGTTGCACCCAAACCAGTAATGTTGACGGATCTCTCAACGGTGATTTCAGCCCGAACTACCCGACGTTCCCGAATGTAGTATTCAGGTCTAACAGCGGGAGTACCAGTCAGTTGATAGGTGTAGGCGAAAGCGGGAGTAGCAGCACTGGCACCACCAGCAGGCATCACAGAATCAGAAACGCCAGGAGGGCTGTAGAACAACAAAACAGCGTATTCAGGGAACACAGGACGTAGGCTACCATCCATGGCCAGTTTCCGACCTTCAGCAACCCGGATTCCACGCTCTAGACCAAAATACCTGGACAGCACATCTACATCAATAGAATCTGCGGAGGTAAATTGGATTCTTTCTAGAATCGCAGGGTTGGTCAACAGACTGTCAAACACAGCAGTACCGATCACAGCACTGTTGGGTCTAATACCAATCTGGTTAGAAACTGCACGTTTCCAGTTCAGAACATCGACAATAGGGTTGTTACCAGTACTACCCCAATCGGCAGTGCCAGTAGCAATACCAACAGTGTCAGCAGCAGTTTTGTAATCAGACCAGTCAGCGTAACCAAGACCCAGAGTGCCACCAGCAGCGATAACACCTGTCTCGTAATTGGATACCGTAGAAACTGCATTAGAGACTGTAACCTCGTAGGAGTTCATCAGGCGGCTCATGGCGTTACGGGTTTCAATTTCCCGTAGGTCAACCTGTGCTGGGCCTTCGCCTGCGTTTTCGATTACTTCCTCAGGAAGTTCCCAAGCAATAACCTCTTGTTCTAGTGCATAGGGATCGGTATCGAATCGGCTTTGAACCGCAGGAATGTTGGCACCATACGCCCTGCGACAATCGGCTACTGCGAAGGCTTCTTTACCAAATCGTAGAATTTTACCAGCACGGGTAGGGGTGTCTACCACAGGGGCAATGAAGTTGGCAATTGAGGTTTCTGGCAACATGAAACCTTGTGCCAGAGTAGTTAGAATAGGATCGACACCCCCATAGGTGTCCTTAAGATTCATCATTTGATTTATTCTCCAGATTTTTTAATTGTCTAAATTACATGGAAACAAGAACAAAAGTGACTCCACCAGTAGTCACCACATCCCGAATGGTAGGGGTTAGACCATTAATGGTCACCGCCTCACCCACCAATACATCAGTGGTAGCTACACCATTGGCATCCGCAAGCAGGGCAGTACCAATAGCGGTGGAATCTACATCATCATCTGCTTCAACCAGTAAAACTCCACTGGTAGCAACTGTTAGGGTTCTTACCCCATCAGTGGCAAAACCTGTAGGGGGAACGTTATCGGCCACAGAATATTGAGAAATCCCGACAGCAGAACCGTTGCCTTGGACAACGTTCAGGGGCATTCCATCACCAAAGGGATCATCGAGTACTACTACACGGTAAGAATTGACTTCATTACCAGGAGCGACTTGGAAAGTTTCGGCAAACCGAATGTACTGTCTGCCATAAAGAGGAAGAGTAGTCATGTTTTTTCAACTGGGGAAAGGACTCTAAATAATATATACCCTGACATCAAATCATCTATATTTGATGCTACATCTACAATTGTTTTTACAATTGCATCGGGTTCCGGGTAGCGGAACCACACCCAAAGGTTGCCATCCCAACAAGGGGAAAGATTTACAATCTCTACAGTGTTTGCAAGTGTCAGATAACTCTCTTTTTGAAGAGGTATAACCGAGTTTTTTATTTCTCTTGTCAACCCCATAGTAAAAGAGTTTATGAAGTGGTTTTGTTAGATCTTCAATTGTCAAATCAGACTTACCCAAAAACACAGGAAACTCATCAACAACTTTGGCAAACACCTTGTCCTTCTCTGTATCTCCGTGTGGGAGTTTTTCCAAACCTAAAAGAATGGCAGAGAGGTAACAAGACATCACAATGTTGATTCGAGATCTAAAACACTCACCAAAAGTAATTTGATCTTTTTGGTGCCAGTCAGAAATTTCCTGTAGTTTTGAACTAAGATGTGATTCTAAATCCACCAAGGAAGGGTTTTTTTGAGTGTGGGTTTGAGCCATTTCCCAAATCAAACCCTTCCTTTTTAGGAACTCCGATAGTGGGTAGGAGGGGTTCATCTCTTAACCAAATAGTGCTTTTTTGAGCGCTTCTGAGTAAGACAAACCCTCAGATCTAACCAAAGCTAAAGCCTTTTCATGGGGATCACTAGATTCAGAAAACAGGTTGTTTTCTTCCGGCTTAGCAATTTCCTCATAGGAAACCATTTGTGGCAACCTGTTAAGAAGATTGACCAAGGGGGTTAGCACAGACTCACCTTCAGAAAACTCCAAAGTGCCGTACTCCAACCCTTCCATGTAATCAACCAATTCACCCTGAGGAATTACGGAATCAGTGAGTTTCCCAGAATCATAAAGTGTACTGGTGAACCTTTCAAGACTGGTTCTAAATGCCTTTTTCTCGGCAAATTCTGCATTGGCTCTGAGTCTATTATTAATCTCCTCCAATTCTTTGATTCTGGAGAGAAGAAGATCTTTGTCAATTTCTGGCTCAGAAAAAGAAGTTTTGGATTTTCTAGGTTTGGATTTTTTCTTGGTTTCTTTTTCTTCTTCTTCTTCTTCTTTCCCCTGATTGTCCAGATCAAGGGCACTCATAATATCCTCAATCTCTTTTTCCAGTTCCTCATCAGTGGGTTCTGGCTCCTCTTTTTCCTCTTTCATTTCAGTTTCCTGTTCTTTCATATCCTCTGAGGGTTCTGTTTCTTCTTCCTCAGGGGGAACAGTTTCTTCAGACATATCTTCTACCAGAGGTTCTTCGGTTTCCATATCGTCTACCGCAAGAATATCTTTTTCTTCTTCAAGAGTCATTTTTTCTTTTTCCTTTTCTGCAACAGCAAGATCAATTTTTTCTTTCAACATGACAAGAGGATTTAAGTCTTTTTTAAGGGTAGGCCCAAATTTAGACTTGTAAAGTTCCTCAACATCAATATCCTTATCTAGAGAAGATGAAAAACTCCAAAGCTCCTCATCTTGTTCTCTGTATGCAAACCCTTTAAGACCCTTTACCGCAGGAGGTTGGGCACCTAGGAGGGCAACGTGGCGAAGGCTCCAGTTACCAGGATGGGGATTGATTTTTGATTGGGGGGAGTAAAAAGATGCACTGACTTTTTTGTACAACTTATTCTCAATCAATTTTTCAGTCAGAGGGGAAAAATCCACCACAGCATACAAATCAACTCCCTTCCGAATCAGGCCTTTTACCCAACCCCATGCCGGAACTTTGTCATTATCTTCATGACCAATCCTAATAGGGGCTTCATGGATCTCGGGGTTGTAAGAATTTACAATTTCATCTAATTCATTAATTGTAAACTCTCTCGACAAACCACTTTCGGCAGTTTGTAACCCTGCCTGAAAAATATTCACTTCTTTAATCATAGGAAATCAGGGGGATGTGTCAGGTGTTTTTTACCCAGACATCACTTCATCAATTATTTGATCAATATCTATACTGATCTCCTCCTCAGGTATGATCTCATCTTCAGGTAAATAAACATCTTCCTCAGTCTCCACCTCTTCTTCCTCAACCTCGTCCTCCAACTCAACCTTGAAGGTTTCAGCAATCCAACTCTTTTTAGGAAAGTAAGCAATCCTTTCTACTAACGTGGCAACATCACTCATGGTAAGTTTAGTTGTTGGGCCAACGGAGAAGTCCCTGGTTATTTTAGGGGACTCAACATCTACTCCAAAATTAAGATCAACGATCCAGCGAATCAATGTTTGATCAAGAGTTTCGCACAGAAGTTCACTAAGTTCTTGTGCCCTGATTTCTCTAACTCTTAATGCCACCTCAGATGAAGCCCTTGAACCCGCTGCGGAATTTCCTGCCTCATCTTCCCCTGTGACCAACATATTAATCTCCTTCACCAAAGATTCCCGAATATCTGTAAAGGTATCAGGAGAACCCGAAGGATTGATAAAGTTTATGGTGTAACCCTCAGGCAGTACCAGTGCGGTTTCCTGACTGAGATTGGACAGATGGTTGTACAGCGTTTCAATCTCTTGAGTAGTGGCAGACAAAGGGGCTGTTGCGACTGCTGTAGGGTTTGCATAACGGTCAGAGTAAAGAAGGTGGGACTCTACAGCTCTACGTTTGAATTTAACCAAAGGGTATAAGATCCTACCCAACCCACAACCATAGGGATCACCATTTGCTTGTGCCCAGTATCGAAAAGTGATAAACTTTCTGGGGGGAACTTTTAACCCATCAAACATATTTTCCCTGGTTAGTACCCTCAAGGAAAACCCAGATTCATCAGGGGTTTCTACAAACCGAAACCTCCTCACATCTCGAAGTGCAATATCAGTGATACGGTTACCTGAGGGAGTTTTCTTCCAAAGAACTTCACCTACCCCCAACCCTACAAGATAGGCTTCTAGGAATCCCTTAAAGATTCTATCCATCGGGAGATTTCCTATTTGGTTCTCTACAAATTCCTTGATTGCGATATCACCAGGACTATTGGAAACTGGTTTTATCACAATTTTCCTGGATATAACATCCTGGACAATTTTAGACCAAGCAGATTGGGTGGTACTGTCAAAGAAAAGTTTTTGATAAATACCTAAAGCTTGATTCCCCCCTTTCTGAATAAGGAGTTCATCTTGAGGTCTAATTAATATGTCTCCTTTTGCCCCAACACCCCAAGGAGCGCCGTAAACAACGTTTTGAAGATATGGATCACTGGTGTAATTTGCAACTTCACCTGTGGGAACTGGGGGGACGGAAAATCTTTTTGCCATAACTACCAACTTAAAAATTCAAAGAGAGTTCCAACGGGGGTTGGGGGACACCATCAACCTTGTAATTTAAGGTAACATCAAAAATCCCACTGTCTGACTTATTCCAG